TGCTATGTTTCCGCCTCCGGCTGCGGTTCCTTCTGGACGTCCGATTCCTCGGCGAGGATCGTCAGGATCCGGAGGATGACGGTGCGCTCCCCTTCGAATACGTGCGTGGCGTACGGATCGCCCGGGACGAACGACGACCGATCGTAAAACGCCACGCGGAGATCGTTTAGCACCCGCCTGCCGGCGTCGCTGGTGAACACGGTGACGTACGCCCGCCGGGTTTCCTTGACCAGCGCGGCCTCGGCCGCTTCCCGGTTGAGCCGCTCCTGGCGCTCGATCTCCGCTTCGAGGCGCGGGTCCACTACATCATCCCTTCGCCGGCCATCTCAGGGATCGCCTGGGGGCGGGAGATCCCGGGGCGACCCTCGCCGAGCGCCTTGAGGTACGGCGCCTTGTCCTTCATTTCCTGCGCGCCGGCCAGCCGCTCGTCGATCGCCTTCTGATTCTCCTGCTCCGCCGCTCGACCGCCGCGCAGCGCCCCTACCTGGTCCTTCGACCGCATTACCTTCGACGGAACGCCGGTCACCTCGGCGGAGTGCCAGCCGGCCTCGTCCATGTCCATGACGTCGAGCAGGGACATATCCTGCAGTTCGACCGCCATCTTCACCCGCCAGTCCGTCCACCTCTCGATCGCCATCGTGTCCGTGGACCGCTGCGCGCGGGCAAGCGGCCCCTGGTATTCGATATCGATCGTGCCGTCGCCCTGCTGCATCACCTGGAGAAGCTCCCGGGGCGGAGGCGCCAGTCGCTTTGCGCGCATCATGATCCCGAACACCCGCTCGATCGTCGGGTTGAATAGCTCCTCCTCAAGACGTCCAAGCGTCGGCCCGAGGGCCTGCTGCATACGCTCGTGGCGGATCATCACCTCGCGCGCGGTCATTTGCTTGCCGTCCTCGGGGAGGTTCAGGAGGTCGGAGAAGAAGATCTGGTGGATCTGCCGCTGCATCGGGTCCTCGAGTAGCTCGGCGTTCCGGATGTTGGCGCCGGTGACCAGGGGCTGCAGCGGGGGGTTCATCTGCCCGGGGATCGACGGGGCGACGGTGTTGATCGCGGCCGGCCGCAGGGACACCTTGCCGATCACGCCCTGCTGCGTGGCCAGAAGCGGCGGGCGGATCGAAAGGATCCCGGCCATCAGCTTCTGCTCGGTCGTCGCGTTGAGGGTCTTGATCAGAGGCAGAGCCGTATGCCCCGGGCCGCGGCCGTACGACTCGCCGGTCGACTTCGTCCACCTGGCCACCGGGATCGGCCACTCCTGGTAGCCGCTCTCCTCGAGGATTACGCCGGTGTCCCATTCGAAATAGATCGACGCGAACGCCATGTCCTCGGCCAGCACCCCGCGGCCGGTTCGCCCGTACTCCCGAGGGTGGATGCAGTGCGCGATATCAAACCGCTGGTCCTTCTCCGAGGACTCCGCCACGCGCGCGATCGTGGGGCTTGCCTTCCCCGGCCAGCGGTCGACGATCTGCCGAGCGGACATCTTGGGCTTTCGGTACACCGTGTCGACGCGCCGGTAGCCGTTCTCCGCGATGCAGAATTCGCCCGCGAACTGCGCCCCGAACTGGAGGTTGCCCGTCGTCCGATCGGTATCGATCAGCAGCGCGCACGTGCCGAACCCCCCGAGGTCCAGATAGTTCTCGTGGATCTCGGAGTAAAAGTTGCTCTGCGCCAGGGCGTAATACATCCGCTCGGTGGAATCGTCGAGCCAGTCGGCGACGGCCTTGATGTCGTTGAGTTCGTCTTTGCGGCATTTCAGGGCGAACCACCGGGTGGCCTTGTTGGAGAGCGTCCCCGCCATCGCCGCGGCGAGCAGTTCGTTCGCGTGGACCGCCGTGGAGTCGTAGAGCTTCTCCGTCATCTTCTGGCCGGCGGCGTACCGATCGGCGATATTCGCTTTGCGGGGGATGATGTAGTCGGCGAGTTCCATCCAGAGCAGGAGGTACGGCCAGCGGTCGCTCTCGAGGCGTGTAATCCGGTCCTTCTTCTTCATGATGTCGAGGGACGTTACTCGGCCCATGTCACTCCCCCAGGAGGGTCTTGCCGCCGGTAGAGGCCGCCCCGGTGGTTTCCCCCGGGCCGGTCAGGATGGTCGACTGGAACCCCCGGCGACGCTTCGCCCGGGTGCGCTCGGCGCCCATGCCGGCCTGCTCCTCGTACTCCGCCTGCCGGATCGCGGCCTCGGCTTGCGCCTTCGCGCGCGACTTGGCGCCGGCCTCGTCCTTCTTCTGCTTGTCCGTTTTCTCGCCGGCCAGGGGCTTGTAGATCGACTGCCCGAGATCGGATACCCAATCCGCCGTGTCCTCGAGGAAATCCCCGACCTTGCTGAGCAAGCCCATCGCCGCCTCCTACGTTTCCGCCACGGTTTGGAATTCGGCGCCCTGGTGGGCGTCGCCGATCGGGTTGAAGTCCGTCTCCGCCCGGGTCTGCACGTTCACGCCCCGGAAATCCCGGATGCCCTTGACGCCCATCCGGAACGCCGAGGTCGGATGCTCCGCCCAGTTGTGCAGAGGCTGGTTGACGAACGTACGCTTCGCGTCGTCGTACACCCGCTGGTAGCTCTTCAAGCCGTTCAGCCCGTTCTTGACCGGACCCTCGTTGAATACGCTCTTGCCGATCGCGGACCGGACCGCCTGGATGTCGTCGGCGTCCAGCCCTTTGAGCGCCCCGGCCCTCGTCGGAACGATCGTGAAGAACGGCTTTCCGCCGTTGAGATCCGCCATCACCTGGGCGCGCGTCTTGGCCTCCGTCCCCACGCTCCAATCCCTGACCTGGAGGTCGTGCGGGCCGAAGTGCTGCTGGTAGACGTACTTTGAATTCGACGCCGCGGGGGTGTTCTTCACCACCTGGAAATAGTGCTCGGCGCCCTTGTCGGTGTTGGCGTAGTAATCGATCCAGCGCCACATCCCGTGGTTGAACTGGAAGAACCAGATCGCCGTTTCGTCGTCGACCCCGAGGTCCCACGCGGTGTACACCGGCAGATCCCGGTCCCAGGGGAACAGGCCGATCCGCTTGTCGGCCGCCGCCGCCCGGAACGCCTCCCCGAAATAGCTGCCAGGCACCGGGGCGTCGAGGTCCACGTAGTATTCCGTGGCGATCTTCTCTTCGCTCATCCCGCGCCGGCGCTCGAACGCGATGTCCTCGGGCGTGATCACCAGGGAGCCGTCCTCGCCCGGGGCGTCTCTGCGCGTCATCGTGACGTCGAGCTTGCTGACCCACCAGTTCTCCGGGTCGGCGATCGCGTTGTGGTACAGGTCGGAGCCGTGGTTCGCCCCGCGGGGGGTGTACGGGAACCACGCGTGGCCCTTGTTCTGCCGCAGGATCGGGCTGACGTAGTCGAACGCCCGCGGGTCCTGGATGGCATACTCCGAGAAAACGACGATGCGCGGGTTCGCGCTCATCAGCCGGTCGATGTTCTTCCCGTCCGTCCCGACAAGCTGGAAGATCGACTCCTTCCCGCCGGCGGAGTGCGTGACGATCTGCATCTCCGACTCGGAGGGCTTGCCCTTGATCATCTCGGGCGGGAATTCCGAGAGGAACCTGTTCCCCTGGTCGTCGATCGAGTCCCACAAGACCTTCCGGGCCTGCGCCAGCGTCGGATATGCGTAGTAATAGACCGCCGGGACGTTCATCATTTCCTGGATCATCATCGCCAGGAACGTCTTGTCCTTACCCGCACGCCGGTGCCAGAGGGCCAGGAGGTATTTGAAGCCCGCCTGGTGGGCGGAGAATACGTCCGCCTGGTAACTACGGGGCTGGAACCTTGCCGGGATCCGTACCTTTCGCGCCACTTGCAAGGTTCACCACCTCGAATACGATCGCTCCATTGTTCGGCCCGCTGATCTCGTGCCGGGAGTACCCGCGGTCCTTTGCCCGGGCGTTCAGGACGGCGATCAGCCCGATCGGGTTCCCCTTCTTCGCCCCGGTCCCCACGAGGATCAGCTGCGACTCGAGGTTATCTTTGACGTCCTCGAGGGCGTCGTCGATCGCCAGCGCGAATTCCGGATCCGCTTCCCGCCAGGCGTAATAGGTGCGGCGGTTGATCCCCACGGCCTTGCTCGCCGCGGCGACGTTCCCGTACTTCTCGAGGTACTCCTCAAGAAACCGCCGCTTGTTCTCCGCTGTCGTTTCCGGCGTTGTCGCCATTGATCCTCTCTGCCTTCTTCCCGGCGAACGTTTCCCACCGGGATACGATCACGTCGCAATACCTCGGGTCGAGTTCCACCATCCGGCAGACGCGCCCCTCAGCCTCGCAGGCGATCAGCGTCGTACCGCTGCCGCCGAACGTATCGAGCACCAGGTCGCCCTTCCGGCTGCTGTTGTGGAGCGCCCGGGAGACGAGCGCGACGGGCTTCATCGTCGGGTGCTCCTCGGATCGCTTCGGCCGGGGAACCTCCCACACGGTGTCCTGGGTACGGTCCGCCCACCAGCGGTGCGCGGCCCCAGGCTTCCACCCGTAGAGGATCGGCTCGTGGCGCCAGTGGTAGTCTTGCCGGCCCATCACGAACGAATCCTTGATCCAGACGAGGCACTGCTTGAGGAGCCAGCCGGCCTCGGTCATCGCCCCGCGGAAGTTGAACCCCTCGGTATCGGCGTGGCAGATGTAGATCGGAGCGCCGGTCTTGGCGTTGGAGATCATCACCTGGAAGGCCGCGAGGAGGAATGCCCGGAAGTCCCTGGCGCTCATCACGTCGTTGGCGATCTTCAGGGCGTCGGAGGTCTTGCCGGTGTAGTCGACGTTGTAAGGCGGATCCGTGAACACCAGGTCGGCCCGCTGGCCGTCCATCACCCGGGCCACGTCCCGCAGGCTCGTAGCGTCCCCGCAGAGCAGCCGGTGCGCGCCCAGGACGTAGACGTCGCCGGGCTGCGTGACGGCCGCCTGGGGCAACGGCGGGGCGTCGTCGGCCGGGGCGTCGTCGGCCGGGCCGGCGCCACCCGGACCGGACTCGGAAGCGAAGAGTCGCCCGAGTTCCTTGTCGCCGAACCCGGTGAGGTCCAGCGAGAATTGCGCGGCCTGCAGATCCCGGATCTCGAGGAGCAGCCGGTCGAGATCCCACTCGGCGTTCTCGCTCGAGCGATTGTCCATCAGCCGGTACGCCTTGCACTGCGCCGGGGAAAGGTGGTCGGCCACGTGTACGGGAACCTCGGCCAGCCCGAGCTTGCGGGCCGCCTTGAGGCGCGTGTCGCCCACCACCACGACCATTTCCCGGTCGACCACGATCGGCTGCTGCCAGCCGTACTCCTTGATCGACCCGGCGACCGCCGCAACGGCGTCCTCGTTCTTGCGCGGATTGTTCGGGTACGGGATGACCGATTCGATTGGAACGACCCGGATCTTCACGCAGGCACCATGCAGATGCGGACGGAGAAAAGCCGGCGGTAGTTATCGCGCTCCTCGCGCAGGATCATCTCGCGTTCGGCCTCGTTCTCGGCCGTGGCTACCTCCACGCGCTTGCCGGTCTTCAGGCAGATCCCGATGATCTTCCACATGGCCCTCGCCCCCCCAAATGCGAAAGGGCCGGGGGATCGCTCCACCGGCCCTTCGACAGCCCTGCCATTCTGCGGGTAAAAATAAGCCC